CAGTCCTGCCCATTCGTAATACGAAACCCCGACCACCCCTCACACTGATCGGGTAAACGCGACTCCGTTGAGGCGCGTGTTGATCGAGTCGACTCTGCGCGGTATCTGCGCCGAAGGACTCGCTGAGCACGCGCCTTTTTCTGTGTCTCGGGGCTACTTCGCAGGAGTGACCGGTGAAGAACATCAAGCAGTTGATCCAGGACGACGCCGACAACCGGAAAGCGATCGCGACGCTGAAGAAGGAAGGGCGCGCGCTGAACGCGATTCCGGCGACCGCGATCGCGGCGACGGCCACCACGGCGGAAGTCAAGGCCCGGACCCCGGAGCAGGTCGCGCGGTTCACGGCCGTCTTCGCCGAGCTCGACGCGCTCGAAGAGAAACAGGACACCCTCGCCGCCGAGCTCGTGATCGCGCGTCGGCTGCAGGAAGACGAACGCGCCCTCGGCGCGGCGATCCCCGCGGTCACGGTCGGGGTCGATCACGCGACCGAGCAGCCCGTCACCCTCGGCGAAATCATGCAGGCAATGGCCTACGAAGCGCCCGAGATGCCGGCGCACCGGAAGGCGACGATTCTCCCGCGCGGGGTGGCCCCCCACGTGGCGGCCGCGCTGCATAACCCCGAGCTCCAGGCGGCGGCCGCGGGCGCGTCCTCGGGCGTCCCGGAATCGGGCGGCGTGCTCGTGCGCAACGAGTGGAACACCTCCCTGATGACCCGCATGCAGGAAAGCGGCAACCTCGCGGGGCGCTGCTTCCCGATGCCGGTCGGCGAGGGCTTCGACGGCGTGGAAGCGCCCTACGTCGACGAAACCAGCCGGGCGACCGGATCGCGCTGGGGCGGCGTGCAGGTCTACCGGGCGGCGGAAGCGGCCGCGGCCACGGCGACGGCCCCGAAGCTCGGGAAATTCGAACTGCGGCTCGAGGATCTCCTCGGCCTCTTCTACGCGACCGACCGCGTGCTGCGGGATGCGACGCTCCTCGAATCGCTGGCGATGAAAGCGTTTGCCTCGGAATTCGCGTTCAAGCTCGATGACGAGATCGTGCGGGGCACCGGCGCGGGCCAGTGTCTCGGGATCATCGGCAACGCGCCGACCGTCTCGGTCGCGAAGGAAGGCGGGCAGACGGCGGGCACCTTCGTCTTCGAGAACGTCATCAAGATGTACTCGGTCCTACTCGCGCGCTGCATGCCGGGCGCGGAGTGGTTCATCAATCAGACCGTCCTGCCGCAGCTCTTCAAGATGTATCTCGCGGTGGGCACCGGCGGCGTGCCGGTCTACCTGCCGGCGAACGGCGCCTCAGCGACGCCCTACGGCACCCTGATGGGGCTGCCGGTGAACGTCATCGAGCAGGCGGCGGCCGTCGGCACGGTCGGCGACGTCATCCTGGCCAACCTCCACAACGACTACGCGCTCGCGCAGAAGCCGATGACGAACGCGTCCTCGATTCACGTGCTGTTCACGAGCAACCAGACGACGTTCCGGTGGGTGTGGCCGGTGATCGGCAAGCCGGTCCTGGCGTCCGCGATCACGCCCTACAAGGGCAGCGCGACCTTCGGCCCGTTCGTCACCGTCGCGACGCGCGCGTAAGCGGGACTCTGAGTTTTCCCTGAGGCACCGTCCATGAATGTGTCACTCCCGACCCGCTTCAAGATCGTCACGGCATTTGCGCCCAAGACGACCAACGCCGCGCTGACCTCGCAGGCCGTGACCCTGAAGAACGCCCTCAAGGCGTGGCTGGTGCTGAATTTCACCAACGCCGTTGGCTTCGCGTCCGTCCCGACGATCAGACAGGCGACCGACATCGCCATCGGCACGAACGCGGCCGGGCCGACGTGTCGCATCTGGCTGAACGAGGACGTCGCGGCCACCGACACGCTCGTGGCGCAGACCGCCGCGGCCAGTCAGGCGACCGACGCCAACAGCAAGAACAAGCTGGTCGTCTTCGAGATCGATCCGGCTTCGCTCACCGACGGCTACGACGTCGTGTACTGCACGATCGCCACGTCCTCACAGGCGACCAATTTCGTCGCGGGGGAGTGGGTCATTCAGACGAACTTCGCGCAGGCGACGCCGCCGTCGGCGATTCTCGACTAAGGGGAGCGTATGCCGCCAGTGAATCAATCGCAGAAGGACGCCGCGACGATCCTTGGCCTGGGGATCCACGTGCAGAAGGCGACTGCCACAGTGCCGCAGGGCACGACCCAGGATCTGTTCGCGGTCACCGGCGGGAATGTCCTCATCACCCTCCTGTTTGGGCAGGTGACGACGATCCTCGGGGCCGTGGCCAACGACCTCGCGGTCTGGGTCGATCCGACGGCGGCGGGCACGACCTACATCATCGCGTCCGCGGTCGAGGGCAACGCGCTGCAGGCCAACAGCTTCATGGTCGTCGAAGGCGACGGCACGGCGCTGATGATCACGGGCCTGGCGGGGGCCGGGCCGATCATCTCCGGCACCGGGCACTTCGTCTGTCCGACCGGCACGATCCAATTGAAATGCGTGGGGTCGACGACCGGCGCCACGAAGTGGGAGTTGTTTTATTTCCCGCTCGACGACGGCGCGTCCGTCGCCTCGGCGTAACGGGCAATCTGGTTTTTCGGCACTGAGGAGACACACACATGGCTGAGGCCATTCAGATCGCCCAACGCAAAGGCAACACCATCTTTCAGGGCACCGCCGCGGGCAACGAAGTCAACGAGCAACTCGTCGCGCAGGGCCTGCCGCCCTACGCGGAGATGGGGCGGCTCGGGCAGGGCTGGAGCACGATGGCGACCGCGGCCGTCGCGGGCCTGGTCGTCCGCCCGGGTGTCACCGCCGCGTATGAAATCTTCAACGGCTACCCCCTCGGCGGGAAGAGCCTGATCGTCGATCGGATCTTCACGCACTGCCTCGTGGGCATCGCCGCGGCCGACAGCTTCGTGCTGTGGGCGGGCGTCGCCTCCGTCAAAGCGGCCGTCACGAGCGGATCGTTTGTCGTGCGCGGGCACTCCGGGAAAGCCTACGGCGGCCCGGTCATCGCGGCCGCGGGCACGACCGTCGTCGATCCCGGCTGGTTCCCCTGGGGCGTCGGCGGCACGGCCTCGGTGGGCGCCGCCCTGCCGATGAGTGGGGCGATCGCCAACGTCGAGGGCCGGCTTCTCGTGCCCCCGCAGTGCTCGCTCTGTCTGCACGTCGTCTCGACGACCACCGCGCTGACCTTCTGTTCCGGCGCGGCCTGGTACGAACAGCAGATCACGCTCGAGTAACCGATGCGCGTCCGAATTCTCAGCGGCAATCAGGCGGGATCGATCGTGGACGTGGGTCCGGAGGGCGCGATCATGCTCCGTAACGGCTTTGCGGAACTCGCGCCCGAGACGCCGGCCGACGCCGTCCATGTCCTCGCATCAGCGGACCCCGTCGCGCCCGTCGCGGAAGGCGCCAGTCTGGCCGAGCCCGACGAGAGCGACGACGTCTCGAAGGACCCGGATCCAGTCGGCGTCCCGGCGGCGCGCGTGCGCAAGCCCCGGACGAAGACAGCACCCGCGCCTGCCACCCGCCGCCGGAAGCGGCGGTGATGGGTGAGTCTGTCCCTCGTCACGGCGCCGGCGACTGAACCGATCACGGTTCAGGAAACCAAAGCCCATCTCCGGATCGACAGCGCCAACGGCGAACCCGCGCCGACCCTCGTCACGGCCGCGCTCGCCGCGGTCCCGATCGCGGGCAACCTCGAGAACGGGACCCATCGCTATCTCGCGACCTTCGTCACCGCCGACGGCGAAACCGATGCCGGCACGGCGTGCGCCGCGGTCACCGTCGCCGACAAGACCGTCAACGGCAAGATCGAACTGACGGCCATTCCGATCGGGGGCTCGGCGGTCACCTCACGAAAGCTCTACCGGCAATTCAACAGCACCGGCACGTTCAAACTCCAGTCGACGATCGCGAACAACACGGCGACGACCGCGACCGACAACGTCGCCAACGCGAGCCTGGCCGCCGACGCGCCGGCGACGAACACGACCAGTGATCCCGAGCTCGTGGCCTGGATCGCCGCGGCCCGCGAGTACGCCGAAACGTTCACGCATCGGGGCTTCATCACGCAGACCTGGGACCTGACGCTCTACGGGTTTCCGTGCAGTGAAGACGTGATCTGGCTGCCGAAAGCGCCGCTCGTCTCCGTGACCTCGGTGTCCTACGTCGACACGGCCGGCGTGACCCAGACCTGGAGCAGCACCCTGTATACGGTCGACGCGCCGGTCGGCCCGAAAGCGCGGGTCGGCTGCATCGTCCCGAACTACGGGCAGATCTTTCCGTCGACGCGCGACGTGGTGAATGCCGTGACGGTGCGGTTTGTCGCCGGCTACGGCGCGGCCGCGGCAGTGCCGAGTCTGATCAAAGCCTGTCTGAAGGAGCACGTCCGCGCGAGTCGCCTCCGGGGCGACGCGGACGCGTCCCTGACGATCCTGAACTGGGTCGATCGGCAGTTGTGGGGGTTCAAAAGTTTCTGATGGGCACCGTGGGCTCCAAGGAGAAACGGATCCGGATCGAGAAACAAGTCCCGGTCTCGGACGGCCAGGGCGGCCATACCGTCACGTGGGCCGTGCGGGCCGTGGTGTGGGCGCACGAACGCCCGCTGACCGGCACAGAAGCGCTCGGCGCCGCGCAGGTCCAGGCGGTGTTGTCGAGCGTCTGGGAAATCTGGCACCGGACCGACATCAGCGTGAAAGACCGGATCCGCTTCCAGGCGCGGATCGTCGACATCGAATCGGTCATCGACCCGACCGACACACGCGAGGAACTCCACCTGCTGTGCAGCGAGGTCCAGGCGTGACGAGTTACTCGGCCCTCTCGCCGGTCTCGGCCGGGGTGTTCACGGCGTTGAACGTCGCGGCGTTGACCGCGCTCGCGCCCGGCGGCGTGTGTGACGACGTCGCGCAGTCGACCGGGTATCCGTTCGTGCTGTTCGCGGTGAACGAGAAAGCCCTCGGCGGGTTCGGGACGAAGCCGGGCCTCGGGACACTCCCGGAGATCGATCTGCGCGTCCACGTGTTCTCGACGTTTCAGGGGTGGAGCGACGCGCAGGCGGTGATGGGCAAAGCGATCGAACTCCTGAAGGATCCGCCGACCGTCACGGGCTACGGCAGTTGGGCGATCTTCCATGACCAGACGATCGCGCTCGCTGACCAGGAGATCGCCGGCGTGAAAGTCAAAGAACTGGTCGCGCTGTTTCGCGTGTACGTGGAGCTCGCATGACCCAGACCGAGACCCTGACGATTCTCGACGCCACCGGGAAGCCGGCTCGCCCGGCCGCCGACGCGCGCTGTCCGCGGTGTGGCGCCGGGCCCGAACAGCGCGTGCCCTCGGGGGGCTTCGGCGTCCCGCATCCGGTGTGCACGGGCGGCTGCAGCCCGGCGTACGAATGGCTGGACGAGCGGTGTGAGGAGCGCGCCTGATGGCGAAAATCGGATCGGCGTCGTTCGCGGTGCTGCTGGCCGATGGCTACGACCTCCTGGCGGCCAAGCTGAAAGGCTTCACCCATAAGGAAGAGTCCCTGACCGTCCAGACCGACGGCCTGGGCGACGGTAACGAAGAACACACCCCGGTGAACATGACCCGCGCGTCCCTGACGCAGTCGGGGGCGTTCTTCGAGAGCGCGACGAACGGCATGCACCTCGCGCTCCGGGCGTCGTCGGGCGTAGCGCGCATCCTCAGTTACGCGTACGGCGGCAACACGCTCGCGGCCCCCTTCACGGGCGCGCTCGGCGCGTTCAAGACGGCGTACGAGGTCCTCGTGCAAATGGGCGGGCTGACGCAGGCCAACGCCATGTACATCGTGGACGGCGCGGTCGACGAGGGCACGATCCAGCAGGTGCAGGGCGCGCTGACGACGACTGGTAACGGGGCGAGTGTCGACTACACGACCGATCCGTCCCAGCGCGTGATCGCGATCGTGTCGGCGACGAAAGCGAACCCGTGTGTCGTCACCACGACGGGCCCGCATGGGCTGACGACCGGGCAGAAGGTCCTCATCAGTGGGAACTCGCTCGCGGGGCCGGCCATCAACAGCGATCTCGCGGTCACGGTGATCTCCACGACGACGTTCTCGGTGGCGGTCAATACCTCGGCCAGTTCAGGCGCCGGCACGGACGGATCGTTCGTGCTGTCGTCGACTGTCGGCGGCGCCGCCGGCTATCAGCAGGTGCCCGCGTACAGCGGCTTCACGGGCGTCATCGGGAAGATCCAGCACGCGCCGGATGACAGCACGTGGGCGGATCTGATCACGTTCGTCAATGTGACGTCGGCGCCCGGCGCGCAGCGCGTGACCGCCGCGGGCACGGTCGATCGGTACACGCGGTACGTCCGCACGGTCACCGGCGCCGGATCGATCACGCCGTTTGTGGGGTTGAGCCGGAGCTAACGCCGGAGTCAGGAGTAGGCAAGGTATGGCGAAATTTGGATCCTCTGTCGTCACGGTGACCTTCGACGATGCCCCCGGTGGGACACCGCGCATCATCACGCCGTATGTCAACACGATCGGCGGGTTGAAGATCGAAAACCTCACGCAGCAGACCAACCCGTTCGGTACGGCCAACGAGTCCCACACGCCGACCGGCATGGAAAAAACGCCGGACATCACGATCAGTGGGTTCCACGACAACACCGCGACCCTCGGGCCGCATGTGACC